AGACAATCCTTTTTTGAGATTGCATTTTTATACTCTATATTCTATTATCAAAAATCAAATTAAGTATTATGAATCTCGATTTAATCAAAAAGAAACTTAGCGAAATTAACGAGCAGTCACAGGAAAGACAAGACAATTCAGCACTCAGGTGGGTTCCTGCAAACGGTAAGAGCCAGATCCGAATCGTTCCGTCAGTAGAGAATCCAGACAATCCATTCACAGAGCTTATGTTCTACAACAAGCTCAGCAAGTATCCGATTCTTGCTCTCACAAATTTCAATGAGCAGGATCCTGTCGAGGAGTTCATTGAGACTCTTCGAGCTACAAACGACAAAGACAATTGGTCTCTTTCAGGAAAAATTTCAGCTCGACCTCGATACTTTGTTCCAGTTATCGTTCGAGGAGAGGAGGACAAGGGAGTCCGAATCTGGAGCATTTCAAGTACAATATACAAAGCTCTCTTGAGTCTTGCAGCTGATGAGGAAATCGGCGACTTTACTGACATCAAGGACGGTACTGACATGATCGTCGAGAAGACTCCTCCTACAACTCAGGGAGGTTTTGCAGACATCACAATCAGAGCTAAGAGGTCTAGTTCTCCTCTTTCTGAGGACAAGACTGAACTCAAGAAGTGGTTGACAGAGCAGCCAAAACCTCTCGATCTCTTCAGGAAGCCGACTTACGACTGGCTCAAGAAGCAGCTTAAGGCTTTTGTTGAGGGGAAACCAGTTGAGGATACTCCTGCAGCTGAAGAGAAGAAGGAGGATAAGAAAGAGGAAGCTCCTAAGACTGAGTTTAAGGTTCAGGAGGAAGCTCCAAAGCCAGCAGCAAAGCCAGCTCCTAAGAAATCCGTAACAACCAAGTTCGACGATCTCTTCAAGGATGATGACGAGTCTGGTGAAGCTAAGGACGATGAGAAACTTCCATGGGAGAAGTAGTAGAGTATGGCGTCCAAAAAAGAAGAGATAATTCAGAGAGCTACGGCTGAACAGCAGCAAAAGTTCAGCCTAGCTTCTTTCAAGAAGAAGAAGGGATTCGTAAGTACCGTAAAGTATAAGGAGCAGGAGTGGATTCCTCTCTCAAAAGCTTTTCAGGATGTTACATCTCTTCCAGGAATTCCTGCAGGACACATTACAATCCTTAGAGGACACTCAGATACAGGTAAGACTACAACTCTTCTAGAGTGTGCAGCTTCCTGCCAGAGAAAAGGAATTCTACCAGTCTTCATTATCACTGAGATGAAGTTCAACTGGGAGTATGCTAAGAGTATGGGTGTCCAGGTAGAGGAAGTAGTAAATCCAGAAACAGGAGAAGTTGTTGACTACGATGGATTCTTTATCTACGCTGATAGAGGAACTCTCAACACAGTTGAGGATGTAGCAAACTTCATAGGAGATCTTCTTGATGAGCAAGCTAAAGGCAAGCTTCCGTACGATCTTTGTTTCCTATGGGATTCTGTAGGATCTGTTCCTTGCGAACAATCTGTTAATTCCAACAAGAACAATGCTCAGTGGAATGCTGGTGCAATGTCAACTCAGTTTGGAGGATATCTAGACCAGAAGATTCTCTTGTCTCGAAAGGAAGGACAGCCCTACACCAACACTCTTGTAGCTGTAAATAAGATTTGGGTTTCTCCTCCAGAGACATTTATGGCTTCTCCAAAGATCAACAACAAGGGAGGAGAAGCACTCTACTACGATTGTTCAATCTGCATTACCTTCGGCAACATTGCTAACTCAGGAGTTACAAAACTTAAGGCAATTGCAGGTAAGAAAGAATTTGAGTGGGGTAAGAGATCTGCAATTTCTGTAGACAAGAATCACATCGGTAATGTTACAAGTAAGGGTAAGATTATCATGACTCCTACAGGATTCATTGATGCAGACGAAAAAGCTGTAGAGAAGTACAAAGCAGCTCATAAAGATGAATGGGCAGCACAGCTGGGATCCAAAGAATTCAAGATGGTCGAGGAAGAAGAGAAACTTGACATTGAGTATGATGGTTAAAAAGAG